CAAGTAGCTACGAAAAAAAGTGCAGAGTTAAGCACAGATGTCATGGACGACATCCTAGAGTTCGCGGGTGAAGGCGCATCATATGACAGCAGCGAGATGCAGATCCCGTTTGTCCGTGTGCTTCAAGCAATGTCCCCTCAGTTAAAGAAGCGTGAGGCTGACTACATCGATGGTGCAGAGCAGGGGGACATGTTCAATACTGTCACTGCTCAATACTTTGGTGGGGACAAGGGGGTCACTGTGATCCCTTGCTACCAGACTACTAAGTATCTTGAGTTCACACCACGCGATCAAGGCGGTGGGTTCCGTGGCGAGATTCCGCCGACTGATCCTATACTACAACGCACTGAACGCCAGGGCTCGAAAGAGATCCTACCTACAGGCAATGAGCTTGTTAAGTCGGATCAACACTACTGCTTGGTCATTGACGCGGATGGCATCAGCCAGCCCGTTGTGATCGACATGAAGTCTACGCAGTTAAAGGTCAGCCGTCGTTGGAAGACACAGATTGCAATGCAAAAGATCAAGCACCCGAAGACCGGTGCAATGATCACACCACCCTTGTTCGCGACACAGTGGAAGTTTACTACTGTTGAAGAGAGCAATGACCAAGGTTCGTGGTTCAACTTTTCGATTGAGAAAATTGGCTTGATCGAGAACCGAGACCTAATGCTTGAGGCTAAAGCGTTTCGTGACAGCGTAGCCGCAGGTGAAGCAAAGGCTGTATCGGAGGAAGGTAGCTCCACTTCCGCCTCCAAACCCGTGGACGATGACATACCGTTCTAGGTTGCAGCTTTGGAGGGGCGCACTCGGACACGGTGCGCCCCTTTTAATTCACTAAGGGAGCAGTAAATGTCACAAGCAAAAAGATTACTTGCCACCTTTGCAGGGGCGAGCAATGCACATGGGACAACGATTGTTGGTCGCGTAGGGCGTAACGGAAAGGCCGAGTCACAGAGCCGAATAATCCGAGAGCCGTTGACCGAGGAGCTCGTTCAGTCTCACATAGATGGGGGCCAAGGTGTTGGCGCTATCCCGATCAACGATGAAAACAAATGTCAGTTCGGTTGTCTGGATATAGATGTCTACGATCTAAACCATGCCGAGCTTCAGGCTAAGATCCAGAAGATGAAACTTCCATTGATGCACTGCCGGTCTAAGTCGGGAGGCGCTCACCTCTATCTGTTTATGAAGGACTGGGAGTCAGCGGGTCAGGTTCGAGATTACTTATCAGAGATGTCGATTGCCCTTGGGCATAGCGGCTGTGAGATATTTCCAAAGCAAGACACCATCATTGCCGAGCGTGGGGATGTGGGAAATTTTATTAACATGCCCTACTTCAACGCCGAACTACCCCAGCGGTATTGCTTCAACAAGAAGACGGAAGCGTTAGAGCTAGACGAGTTCCTTGATGCGGTGGACAAGGCGCGTGTTTCGTTGCCCGAGCTCGAGGGGATAAAGTTTGCAGGCGAGCGCAAGCATTACACCGATGGACCTCCCTGCTTGGAGCATCTGTTTGCCGAGGGCCCGATCAGTGACGAGCGCAACAAGACTATGTTTATGTGTGGCGTGTACAACAAGCTAAAGTTTAGCGATGATTGGGAAGCCAGGTTAGAGGAGGACAACCGTACTCTATGCACGGAACCTCTGCCCTCACATGAGATCCTGAACCTAAGAAAGTCTCTGGGAAAAAAGGAATGGGGCTACACCTGCAAGGATGAACCGTTCAAGAGTTACTGTGATCCAGTTGTGTGTGCCGTGCGTAAGTTCGGGATTGGCAAGGATGCACCTGATGCACCAGCGGTCGGGGGCCTGACGATAATGTTGTCCGAGCCGCGTGTCTATTTCATGGACGTCAACGGATCACGGATACAGCTATCAACGGAACAACTACAGAACCAAGTGCTTTGGCAGCGAGCTTGTATGGAACAGATGAACATTATGCCTCCGACAGTTAAGCCTCAGAAGTGGCAGACGATGGTTAACCTGTTGATGCAATCGGCCACGCATGTAGAGGTGCCCGAAGAGGCTACGATAAAAGGTCAGTTCAAAGACCACCTCAAGTCCTATTGCACCAGCCAGATCAGGGCCATGGCCCCAGAAGAACTGGAGCTAGGTAAGCCTTGGACAGACGGAGACACTACCAAGTTTAAGTTAGAAGGATTAATCGAGTATCTGCATCACCGCAGGTTTAAGGTAGAGAACCGTGGGCATTTGATCCAGATGATTCGAGACTTGGAGGGAGATTCGGTTCACCAAAGTATTCGAAGATCTGATGGAACACGAACTACAATTCGATGCTGGTTCATACCTTCATTTGAAGAAAACAAAATTGAACTACCAATCAAGGAGATGAACGATGACATACCCTTCTAATAGACTCCTCCGAGTAGGAGAGGTTGCCAGTATGTTGGGTGTATCCAAGTCATACATCTACAAACTGTCAGCCCAGAAGTTAAACTTCCCCCAGCCAATCATACTAGGGGACGAGCACAGTAAGCGTTCGTCTAGTCGCTGGGTACTGAACGAGATCGAGGACTGGGTAAACTCCAGGCCAAGGGGCAAGGACCTATGATACCTAACTCCAAACTTATCTTGGGTCCTCCAGGCTGTGGTAAAACCTACCGCTTGATACAGGAGATCAAGAAGGCGTTGGAAGAAGGCACTCACCCGTCACGCATTGGGGTGATTTCGTTTACGCGCAAGGCCATTGAGGAGATGGTTACTCGTTCGTGCGCGGAGTTCTCGTTGGAGCCATCGGACTTTCCGTTTATGAGGACGAGCCATTCGTTTGGGTACAACGGGCTAGGGTTGCAGACACAAGACGTAATGCAGGGCGCGGACTATGAGGTCGTTGGCAAGGCAGTGGGTCTGAATTTCGAAGGCGAAGACAAGACCAACATCGACGAGGGAATAACCATGCCCACGATTGGTGGATCAGGGGCCCAGTACCTACAGATGATTACCCGTGCTCGGTATCGCATGATCCCACTGAACAAAGAGTTTAACGAGGCTGCGGATAGAAAGCTCCACTTCTTTAAGTTGGAGCAGGTAGCTAGGCAGATCGAAGAGTATAAGAGAAACTCAAACAAGTATGACTTCGTTGATATGATTGAGAAGTACATCGATATCGGGGAGCCGCCCCACCTGGACTATCTGTTTATTGACGAGGCTCAAGACTTCACACCGCTACAGTGGCGGATGGCCGAGAAGCTGGCTGAGTTCTCCGACAAAACAATTATTGCGGGGGATGATGATCAGGCTGTGCACCGTTGGACTGGGGTAGATGTTAATCTGTTTATTAATTCCTCCACAGACATAGAGGTTTTAAAGCAATCATACCGCATACCAAAGCAGGTGCACCGGTTAGCGAGGGGCCTTGTCACTAGGATCGATGGCCGTGTACCTAAAACATTCTTAGCTCGGGAGGAGTTGGGGGTGGTGGAGTTCGTCTGGCATATGGATGACATTCCTTTTACCGAAGGATCATGGACCGTGATGGCACGAACAAACACCTACGTCCGTGATCTTGCCAAGTGGTTTTCGAACACGGGGTTTAAGTATTCGGTCAAGGGCCGAGCTAGTATATCCGAGAAGCTGGTAGCAAACATCATGGCTTGGGATGAGTTGTGCCAAGACCAGAAGCTAGGGGTGGAGCGGGTCAAGACCTTATACTCTGGACTACCGAAGCAGGGGGAGAGTGCCGTTGTAAAACGTGGTGCCACCAAACTGTTGGATGCGCTGGCTCCTGATGCAGAGGTTGATATGGCTACGCTGATGGCGGACTACGGACTTCTGCGTGGTGCAGACTACGCCGCCTATGATGTACTGAAGGTATCAGAAAGCATGCGCCGGTACATCGAGGCTATAGAGCGGAGGGGCGAGGACCTTCTGTCTCCACCAAGAATTAAACTATCTACGTTCCACGCTATGAAGGGCGGCGAGGATGACAACTGCGTAGTATACACGGCCTCGACCAAAGCATGTGTCGAGTCCCCTCACCAAGACGATGAACATCGAGCGTTCTACGTTGGAGTAACAAGAGCCAGACATAGGCTTTACATCCTACAATCGGACAACAAATACAGGTACACAATATAATGATAGCAAGCATGTGTTTAGCGTTAGCTTTATACCATGAGGCCAGGGGAGAATCACATCAAGCCCAGCTTATGGTAGCTAAAGTCATACTTAACAGGGTGGAGGACAAGAGATGGCCTTCGTCCGTATGTGGTGTGGTAATGGAGAATCGTCAATTCTCATTCGTGAGGGAGGGCAAAGTACCGAGTACCAAGGACAAAGAATCGTGGGATAAATCCAAGGCTCTAGCCAAGGAAATACTAAACGATCCGGAGATCCTGCCGTACACCGATGCCGATCACTACCACACTATAAGGGTGCGCCCAGTATGGCGGCGCAAATTGTATAGAATAGTACGAGTAGATCAACATGTATTTTATTCTTACGCCCGACCAATCCCAATTGAGAGCAGCATCCGTCCGAAGAGACGGCCTAAAAAACTGGAGACAACGCGATGAGTTTATTTCCTTGGAAATATAAATGTTCTTGCGGCTACGCTTGGACCTGTTTTCAGAACAAATACGCACAAGACATGTGTGAGAAGTGTCATAACCTAGTCTACCCAGAGAAGGAGACAATGCAATGAAACGTGATGAAGTGTTAGATAAGGCGAAAGAACTTATCAATGGACAGAGGGCCAAGGACTATGGCGATGCGTTCGACAACCACACTCGGATAGCCGAGGGCTGGAATATCATAATGAATGGCGCACTGATGAGCCACGGTCACCTGACAGAGCAACACGTTATCTTAATGATGGACTGGATGAAGACGGCTCGACTTCTTGAAACCATGGACCACAACGATTCATGGGTGGATAAGATTGGATACACCGCTTTGGGCGCTGAGTTCTCTGAGTTCTGCAAGGCTAAAGATAATGACTAATCTATTTGGTAGCGACCTGCACCACCAGTTTAAGGGAGAGCTAAACATGATCGACCAAGACTGGAATATACCTACGGAGTTCCCTGACCTAACGGGGTACAAAGAGGTGGCCGTGGACCTTGAGACTAAGGACCCCAACATCAAGACCTTGGGCCCAGGATGGTCACGCAAGGACGGACACATCATAGGTATCGCTGTTGCGGCTGGAGAATACCAAGGGTACTTCCCGATCCGTCACGAGAATGGGCACAACCTGGATGCTAAGATTGCCATGCGCTGGCTGGGCAAACAGATGGCTGTGCCTGACATGGACGTGATCATGCACAACGCAACCTATGATGCGGGTTGGATGCGAGCCGAGGGCGTAGAGGTAAAGGGCAGGATCATTGACACAATGATTACTGGTGCATTGGTGGACGAGAACCGTTGGTCCTTTGGCCTTGATGCTATGGCTCGAGACTACGCTGGAATCCGCAAGGACGAGAAGCTGTTGAAGGCAGCGGCTCAAGAGTGGGGCATCGATCCCAAGGCAGAGATGTGGCAGTTGCCGCCTAAGTATGTCGGAGCCTACGCCGAGCGCGATGCGGTAGCGACACTCAAGCTATGGCAAGCACTGAAGGTTGAGCTCAATGACCAAGAGTTGTGGAACATATGGGGCATTGAGACTGACCTAATTCCCTGCCTGTTAGACATGAGAAGCAACGGGGTGCGCGTTGACCTAGACAAAGCGGACAGAAACAAGAAGTTAATCCGTGCAAAGGTCAAGGAGTTTCGTCAGTCGATTAAGAAGGCGTCTGGTTTAGACGTAGATATCTGGGCCTCTGCCTCGATAGCCAAGATGTTTGATAAGCTAGGACTGGAGTATCCAAGGACCGAGAAGGGTGCAGTATCGTTCACCAAGGCGTGGCTCAACAGCCACCCGTCCGAGGTGTGTCAGCAGTTGGTTAAGTTGCGTGAGTTCGACAAGGCTGACTCTACATTTATCGACAGTATCCTGCGGCACGAGCACAACGGACGCATCCACACGGAGTTGCACTCCACCAGAAGGGACGAGGGGGGCACTGTTACAGGCAGGTTCTCGTCTTCCAACCCAAACCTCCAGCAGATTCCCGCGAGAGACAAGGACATCAAGAGGTTAATCCGTGGTTTGTTTGTACCAGATGAGGGATACAAGTGGGGCTCGTTCGATTATTCTAGCCAAGAGCCAAGATTGTTGGTACACTTCGCGGCCAGCGTGGGGGAGATGCCACGGCAAGATCTGCTCGACGAGATCGTCCACGAGTACAACACCTCAGACGTAGACCTACACCAGATGGTGGCAGACTTAGCAGGGATCACCCGCAAGGAAGCAAAGGCCGTGAACCTGGGCATCATGTACGGCATGGGCGTTGGCAAGCTGGCAGATCAGATCGACGTGGCACCGGAGACAGCCAAGGAACTACTGTCCCAACACCGCAGCAAAGTCCCATTCGTTAAAGCACTGGCAGACATGGCGGCACAAAGGGCCACCCTCAACGGACAAATCCGTACACTACTGGGACGCAAGTGCAGGTTTCATCTATGGGAGCCCACTAAGTTTGGGGCAGGCAAACCTCTGCCACACGCGGAAGCACTGAAGGAATACGCTGGAGTTAACGGCATGGGGATCAGAAGAGCCTTTACTTACAAGGCGTTAAACAGATTGATCCAAGGATCGGCGGCGGACCAGACTAAGAAAGCGATGCTGGACTGCTACCAAGCGGGACATACCCCTATGCTAACGGTTCACGACGAGCTATGCTTTAACATAGATGGCACAGAGCAAGCGAATCAAATTAAAGAACTTATGGAAAACGGCGTAGAGCTCAAGGTGCCGTCCAAAATTGACGTAGATATACAAGAAGATTGGGGAGAAATAGAATGATAGATCCAGATATGCAAAGTTTAGGACTAAGGCAGATGCACCCTATGCAAGTAGAATCGCTGATGGACTTCGTTGGCATGGCCTTGAACCTAGCATCTATGACCGATGACGATTGTATAATAGACGAGGCCGAGTCAGCAGCGGACGAACTGGTTCGTATCTTTGGTGGCAACGGTATTAAGTTAACTATCGAGGCTCACTGATTAGCTCGGTCTACAATTGCTTGGTTCTTTGGATCTCCTAAGAGACCAGGGGCCAAGGTCCGTGCTCTGTTCAACAAGCCCTCACCGAAGTTACTGACCGTGTCCACCGCTCCACTGACGGCCTCAGTTACAGGCGCGATGAATGATTCAGTGGGCTGGGCTTGTGGTTGCTGAACTTGATTCGTTACTGGAGTAGGAACAAACCCTGCGGGTAGTAAGTCATTACTTGGTTCAGGGGATCTAGCTACGGGGTCTAGTTTCATTTTAGAAAACTCAGTTGATAAAGTTAAAAGAGAATCAACAGGAAGGTTGTCTGCTGTTGTTACTCGTGCTTGCCCGCCTATAGATTCCATCATCACGTCTTTAATTAAATCTTTGGTTATAGTGATCGGTCTAAACTGACCTTCTAAAAGAGCGCCCAGTTCTTGCTTGCCCATCCTAGCTTTCTTAGAAAGCTGTTGAATAATTTGAGTTTTAGATAACCCTAATGCTTCGGCGGCTTTTACATCTGCGTATAGACTGGCTTGCGCTGACAAAAGATCTTGATTCGCTTGTTTGTATCGGGCCACAATGTCTTCTGGAGTAACGTCATTTCTTTTTGCAAACGCAGTAAAACTGGAACGAAGAGACGATCTTTTTCCTGTGTACTCTGCGCCTCTGTAATAAAAGTTTTTATCAAGGTCCGTTTGTAACTCACGAAAACCCGTGACCATGCTTGCAGCTTCTTCTGCTGCACTAAACTCTTCTCCGTAGCGACTTGGCTCTCCGCTTAAAGCCTTTGTTAACCTGCCAGCCTCTAACTCTCCACGGCGTTCTCTGTAAAACATTTCAAACGCCCCTGGGGTAAAGCCTCCTAAAATGTGAAGAGTTGATTTCTGAGCACGATCCATTGGGTTCTCACCTTCAATAAAGATTGAAGCCCCCGTTTTTGTTTTTCCATTTCGAACTGCTACGTCAGCAATTCGTTCCGCTAGTAATGATTCCGAAGCAAACGGCTGGGTAGCTTTTAACACTGCGGCCTGCATAGCATCGGCTATCATCCTAGTCTGAGAGTCTGTGATCTCCCCTGTTTCAGAGTATGCTTGTAACGCGGCGCGAGCAGGGGCAATCATAAAGTCATACGGCATCATGTACGATAGGTTAACGTAATCAACTTTTGGTTTTCCGTTTACATCTTCACTACGGATAGGAGCAAGAGTATCACCCTTTGTGTAGTACGGAGATAATCTTTCTAAGGCATCCATCTTCTCTTGTGTAAAGTCCGTCAATTCCATTGCTGCTTTTTGTGCGCCGACAGGAACCATGTACGCCATGCCAATATAGCTGCTTAATCTTTTAGCACCAATGGCTCTCACTTGTCGTTCAAATTCTTTAATTTGTTGAGGTTTTAGTTTTTTAGCCAATGCACTGTTTGGATCTATTTTAAATCCTAACTCACGCATGCCTTGTCGCGTAATGTTTGTGGTGGTTCGCATGATTTCCGCAGGAAACGCTACAAAGTTACCAATGAAAGGTATGCGACGAATCATTTTAATAGACTCAGGAACACGACTATATGTAGGCATTGTTGACTTTACAATGTCCGCAGACATTAGGTCCATAAAGTCCATGTCTTTTGTAAGTTCCGTGGTCCGAGCCACTAGACCCGAACGGCTAAACTCTTCAGCAACATCATCCATCGTTGCGGTTGTTCCATCGATTCCACGACGGATAGCGTTAGTAAATTTAGCTTTCTCTCCTGAAAATCCTACTGTCTTCCAGAAATTATCTGTGCCAGAGTAAACATTCTGTGCACCTTTAGCTAAAGATGAAGCAAATGGAATACTTTTTAACAAAGTTGTAGTTCCGTCAGAAACTTTTCCTGCAACTTTAAGATCAGCGCCCTCTCTCAACAAGGCTTGAAACTCGTTTACAACATAGTTCTGATCAACGATCCCAGCTTTCTGTAGGGTGTTAAAGGTCTTAGCAAACTCTGCGTCCTCCATGTCAAGCAATCGACCAACTGTTAAGCGAGCACTCTCCGCAAGGTTCATGTCTCGAGCTACGTTGCCATTGGCTCCAAGCATGAACACACCCGAATGAAAGTTTCGAATGTGAGACAATGGGTTTAACACGGTCTTAGTCATCTGTGATAAACCCTTGGCCTGTAGAGACACCGCAAGTATTTCTTGCAAAGGGTCTTGAACTCGAGACGCAATAGTAAAACCTTCTTTAACTTCCACCGGAACAAACGACCCAGTCATTGCACCGAACTGTCCACCAAGAGCTTTTTCTGCGTCGGTCATCTTTGCTTGTTTTGCTAAATCGGGAAACTCTCCAAGCTGGGCGTACCCGTTTCGTTTTAAAATCTCTGCTTGGTCGGGTTGAACAGTGCGACCGTCGATAGCTAAAGGTTTTGCGTTTGGGTTTTTGTTAATCGCAACCAAAGCATCGTCTAGACTTAACATAGAGGTGTCCGCGTACTGACGATAGAACTGGTTGGCCGCAAGTGTTGTGGACATGTCTCCCACCGTGCGAAGATAAAGTTCTTTGGGGTCGTTAATCTCTCCCATAAGTTTTCTAAGTGTGTGCGCTTTGTCCATCCATTCTAACCGAGGTTGCAACATACCTTGAGCAATTTTAAACAAGGGAACAGGTTGACCGTTTGCTCCTTTGTTTCTTTTTTTTAAACTGCCTTTTAGTTTTTTAAGAGTAACCTCTATATTTGCGCCGCCTTCTGTAGTTTGCTTGTACAAAGTTTGATCAACTACTTTTTTTGCTTCGGCCATAAGTTCGTCACCCACAAGGCCGCTTTTGTTTTGAATTAAACCCGCTACTTCTTTAATCGAATCGTCATACAACTTAGCGTCAAGCACAAACTCTTCGGGTCTTAAATGCATCTCATACATACGACGTAGGTACTTGCCCTTTTTAGAAGCAAACTCTGCTACTAAGGCATCTCTCTGTGGCTTGGCTAGGACACTTTCAGGAACAGCCTCTATGTTTTTCATAAAGATATCTGTGAGACCATCTATTTGACTACGCATATCAACTGCGGCTTTACCAACCTCTGCACCGTGTGTTTTAGTAAACACATCCTCTTTCATTGCCCCAATTAAATATTTGTGCAGATCAGTATAAACCTTGTCTATACCTTCTTTTCCTTTGCCAAAAAGTTTAGATGCCTTAACAGTTCTTTTAGCGGCACGTTCGAAAGCTGTAAACTTTTTTGCAGCCTCACGAGTAGTTGAAGCGACAACACCTTTTACATCCTCTACCCCTTCGTAAAGCTCTCGAGGCATTAGTCCTGCCGAGGTAAAATACTTTTGAAGTGCACCTCCAGATAACTTGTTTCCAAGTTTGTCAAACCCTGAAGTAATAAGACGTGCTGCTTGTGGAACACCAGGAACATACGCGGGAGCTCTAGCTACAGCACCAATAACAGGGAAGGCTGTTTCTACTGCGGCTCCTGCGGCCACGCCCTCAACACCAAAACGAAACTTATTCCGAAGCCGACGAAAACCTTCCTCTGACCCAGAAAGCCCTATGTCTTCTTCTGTTTTCAAAAAGTCTGGAAGTGCATCAAAACTATCTGACACCGTATTAAACGTGGTCGGAGCAACGAACACGTCCGCCGCGCCAGTAGCTAATGAAGTAGACGCCGCTAGTTTAATCCTGTTGCCAAGCATTGCTTTACCCGAGGCAGATTTTCCAAAAGCCTCCGCAGATTTAGCAAACTTACTGGCTCCAGGTATAACCTTTGCGCCTTTAGCCACAGCGTTTGCTCGGCCCAACCAACCTACAATAGGAATTGCTACCGAGCCAAACGTCACAATACCTTCAGATATTTTTCCTGCTGTCCCAGTGGGAGTTAAGTTTAAAGATTCTTTTGTACCCTCAAAGAACTCGGTAACGTCACGACTGGTGTCTGTGTCAAACACAACATCTAAACCCGCAGCACCCAGTTCCGTAATCCCCTGCCCGATGTTAATGACACCAGCGCCAAGTCCTTGACCTATGTCTTGAAACACACCCTTGTCCTTAGGAGTTCCGTCAACATCTCCTTGCACAGGAGTTGGTACAAAACCTTGCGGAAGTAAAAGATTGTCGTCGAGTTCTTCTTGCACGGGAGTTGGTACAAAACCCTGTGGTAGTAATAAGTTATCTTCTGCCATGGGTTTTTCCTACGTTACTTTTTTCCAACCGTCCTTTGTGTACTCAATAAGACCGTGTGTAGCATCATTTACTGTGTCCCCTATGGCGGGTCCTGCGCTTGCGCTTGCCGCAGAAGTTGGAGTTTCTCCTGCCCCACCATATTCTGGCATAGCGTTTACTAGATCGTTAGCTATAACCATCTGTTCTTCAATAGGCATGTTCATATACTTTAAACTTCCACCCATTGTTTTTAACATTTTTTGAACAGCCGTCGCACGGTTGTCTAGCACCCCTTGTGTTTTTCTCATTCCAGCAACTCTTTCTTGACTTGCTAATTGGGCATCAAGTCTCTTGTCTTTATTTCTTTCTGCAAAAGCCATTAAAGCAATATCTTGATTAAGTTTTTCGTCAGCGTCTCGGTCCGCCTTCATCATCTTCGTGCCCTCAAGCATTCCTTGTGCAATGTTAGCCAAGGCACTTGGATCTTGGCCTGCGGCTATAGCAAAACCAATCATGGACAAATTGTGCCACATCTCTTTGGCTTTGTCCTTGTCCTTAATACCGAGCATCTCTCTGAACTGCGCTTCATAACTCTTGACATTGTCTTTTGCACTACCACCTTTACCACCTAATGCGGCGTCTATGAAACTATCAGGGTCACCGGTCTTAACATCCAATAGGTTAGGAGGTCTGACTGTTGGCCTTAAAGTATCTTTTGTTGCTTCAGAAACTTTAACCTCTGGTTCAAGGGACACGGAGTTGGTTTCTGTTTTTTTGTCTTCGGAAAGATTAGCAACTTCTTCTTGAGTTACCAAAGGTTCAGGAGCGCCAACATCGTCTGCTGTAACAGAAGGAAGCTCGTTCAACTCCATTAGTCTTTTTCTTTCAGCAACCCGTTCGGCAAAAGTTGTCTTTTTGGGATCCATGTTAAAGACTAAGTCTTCTTGTTTTTTAAGGTTTTTGTCTTGTACTTGTTGACTTGCTTCAATGGGGGCATTTAACATCTCAACAGATTGATCCGAGGTTAAACTTTTATCTACTGTGGCTTGCTCTGCTGCGGCAATAGGAGCCCCATCCATCCGATAGGCTGTTCCTGTATTTCGATCATACTTGTATGGTACATTTCCAACCTGAATTGTTTCAGCCATTCGCATGGACTCTGGGGATAAATAGTTTTCAAGGTTTTCTCTATACTCAGAGATGTTAATTCCCCCAGGCACTGCTTGTTTTTGATTTTCAATAGTTTGATTAAACAATGTCGTTAAAGGGTCAAACCTCTGCCCGTCTCTTCCAGCGGCTATAGATGCTTTCAATGGGTCTAAAGTTGTCTGAATTGATTCCCCAACAGGCTGTACTATGCTCTTAATACCCTCTCCAACAGGAGAAAGGAGATTACGCATGAATGTATTAATTACGCTGCTTTCACGCACTGGAGCACCTTGAGGCAATGAAGAAATACCTGTTTCTTCAGAAGGCATTCCGTCCATTGACGGGGCTTCTAACGAACTAACCGTGGGCCGTGGTGCTTGCTGATTAAGCAATGCTTCCGAAGACAAAGTGTTAGACTGAACATTGGGCTGAGACAAGATAGGAGAAATTTCGCCCATCGACGGAGCCATATTAGATTGCGCGACCATCTCGGGCATAGCGACAAACTCTTGAGCTACAGCGGCGGCTTGGTCATCATCTCGAAACGTCCGTCCACTTAGCGAGTCAACCACCGATTGAGGTACATCTCTAGGCAATTCACCCCTTACAAACGCAAGTCTACTAAGACGGTCAGATAACGCTCGGTCCTCATTTCCCTGCTGTCCTGTTATATAATTGTTTGCCAAGCCTTGCATCTTTGAATAGGGTGATATGTCCGAGAGAGCCTCATCAACTGCTCTTTCCCCATACGCCCGCTCTTCGGGAGTCATTTCTTTAGGTATTTGATTTCCATCAGCGTCATATTCTCTTGTCATTACCAACTCGTAAATCAGATAATCTTTAATTCTTTGATCGTAGACTTCTTGAGACATGTTTGGCGGTTTACGATAAGATTCAACGGCTTCAAGATACTTAGAGATAATGTTGTTAGTTGTTTCTGTATCTGTGTTTGGGATCTTAACCTCTTGCCCATTTGAAAACTTCTGTACTGTACCCAAGAGTTCAGGAGACGAGCCCATAATCCCACCCATGCTTGCAAGCCTGGACCGAGCATCTTTGTTCCTAAACAGTTTCCGGTTTTCTACGTTCATAACAAATCCTTACGTTACTGTGCTCGGTACATTCCGTACAACCCACCTGCTAAACCGCCCAACTGGGAGAGAGTGCTTGGCGAAGGCTCTGATCTTTGTGAGTAAGTTGACTGACCAATTGGCATACCCTGATAAATATCTGAGTAGAAACCCAACTCTTGCATCGGCTGTTGGTACTGAGAATACTGGTTGGCATATAGCGCATCCATCTCTCTTTGTGCCTGACCCTGCTCTTGCTGACCCATGGACTGAAGAGTGTTGACATCGTTGAGGTTGAGACCCTGTGCCGCTTCTCCAAGCTGCGCTTGTTGCATGCCCAGTGATCCAAGACCCTGACCAACTCCTGCCATCTGACCCGCAGTGCTGAGTCCAAGTTGCCCGTACTGCTGACCAACTTGTCCGACTTGTTGACCGAGACCCGCCGCTTGACCTGCTCCTTGCATGCCCATCTGTGCACCAGCAAGACCCATCTGTCCTGCTTGTTGTGCGCCCTGCATACCCATTCTTGCCCCTGCCATCTGTGCGGC